CAATTGCGCTAGTTGTAAACGAGGTAGCAAAGTCGCCCCTGCCAGTTACCTCAGCAGTTATGCCAGCGCTTACGGCTTTTACGCCAGCGTTGTATACGGCAGTGGCATCACGCAAATCAATCCCGCTATCCATCGCCATTTCAATGATGTCGGGCTTGACGTAGCTGGCAACTTCGCTAACGCCACCAGCAACCAAAGTTCCAGTAAAGCCACCAGCAAAGCCGTCCTCAAAATCACCACCCCGAACCTCGGTAAGAGTTCCATTAACCAAACCTTTGCTAATGGCGTCGCCCGCAAGCTGAGAAACTGTTTCGTTAATGCCAGCCTCAACAAATGTAGAGGAAACAGTAGAAGAGATGGAATTTGAAATGCTAGGGGCAATTTCAGCGCCGATATACGCAGTACCCATTGACAGAGCGATGTCTTCAAGGTCTCCGCCTCGTGCGGCGGTAACTGCGCCCATCGTCACCCACGGAGGGATGCCTACAAAACTTCCTCCAACAGCAAGCAGAGTTGGCAAGGGGTCGTCGATTACCGCTTGGACAACTTCGCCGACTTTCTCGACAGCATCGCCGACAAACTCAACAACGTCCTCTACAACGTCACCAACAGCCTCAAAGACATCGCCGACCGAGTCAACAACATCCGAAACAAAATCTGCCACTGCTCCCATGATTATTCCCTTTCAGCCCGCTTTGGCCCAAGTTTCACCGTGACGCGGAAACCTTTTTTGGTTCGCTCTGCGCGGTAACCCATGCCCTCCTGCGGAGGATTGCGCGAAATTGCCTTGAAAATATTAAAAATTGTTGGGTCTTCAAAGTCGCTGACAAGCGTGTCAAACCCCATTTTGTATGCGGCTTGAATAAACTCGTAAGAACTTTCCAAATAGTTGCGGGCAGTGTCAGCGTTCAATGCGCGGAAAATTCCTGTGCGACCTTTTCCAACATGAATGATGAAAACAGTGTTGCCGTTGCGCAGGATGGACGTGCCTTCCATATTCATCTCTTCTACCATTGCCGCGTAGATGGCAGAAGGAGGATGTGGTGACTTAGTCTCTTGAGCCGCAATCATCAAGATTGCATCCTTACTCAATTCTTTCTTTTTGCTGTCAACTAACATCACATCCCCTTAAAAATTGCGGCGGAGTAGATGTTCCCCATCCCTGCCGCCAGACTCATTATCAAACCATCAGGTGGGCTTATCGATTCCGAAAGGAATACCGAATCGCTTTCCGTTCGGTTCTCAATCGCAGGGATAAATCCAGCCTTAATGTCTTGCAGTAAAAGTAGCGTTTCCAGCAGTCCACTGCTACCCATCGTATGACCAATCTTTTGCTTATACGAGGTTGCAACGAATGCTTTTAGCGTTTGGTTCAAGGCGTTCTTTTCAGCCTTGTTGTTGGACGCTGTTCCAGTTCCGTGGGTTTTGACTATTTTAATCTCATCAGGGGATATATTGCTATAGTGGATTGCGCCCTCCATAGCCTTGATAAAGCCTTCCCCGTCCTCACACTGCCCAATTGCATTGGTCGAGCGCTCTGAGGCGCTATACGCCCCCACAAGGCGTGCATGGGGTTTGATTTGTTGCTGGGCAACCGCGTCGCGAGACTCAAACACCGCCAAGGCCGCGCCTTGACCAATCCGAAACCCAAAGTTAGTCGAATCAAAAGCGGATGGCTTTATACCCTCCTGCTCTTGCTTTTCGGTCAATACCGCTTTGGAGTCACCAAAGAACTCAAGCACAGCGTTTGAGACGCCATCCTCAACTGTCAACACAATCACACGGTCAAACTTGTAAAACTGGATGAGATTTTGGACATCCATCATCACTTTAAGGCTTGAAGCGCAGGCGCTGGCATCGGTGGTGACCATGTCCATCTCACCAAAAGACTGAGCGATACGACCCGCATAGACCTGCGTCAACGTGAATGGCAGGAACTTGTAGGTATAGGTCAAGCGGGAGTTGTACTCCCTCTGACCGATGCCAGCAAAGTGTGCGTTGCCACCAGCAAGAATAAATGCAGTCTTGCCTACAGGATGCTCCCGCAGGTAGGTCAGCAACTCAGGGTCAAGCACCTTCTCCGCCAGCTTGTGGGGGACGTAGACCAGCCCAGATTTTGTTCGGTTGTAGGTGTCTGGAAACCAGTTCACCTTTTGAGGGTAGATGATGTCGTCAAAGAGTTCGACGTTCTCAGTGGAGGCTGTGCGGTAGTGCGTCAGGTAAATCATTTGCACACCTCTTTGACTTCTTCCATAGAGGCTGGCTCTTTGGTTTTGTGAGCCATTACGAGGTCATGGAGTTCTTGCACGGACTTTGGCGTCCACTCCTTACTGTCTTCGTCAGCAATGCCATAGAGTTCGTCAAAGTACATCAGCATGACCAGCCCGTCGAGGCTGTCCAATCCAATGTCCTGAAAGACGTCTTCCATTGATTCCGCGATGGAGGCTTTGGCGTGGGCGGGCCTTGCCACCTTTGCCACATAGTTAAAGATTTCGATGAAGTTCATGTTGCCGTTTCCTGTGTAGATTCGTTGACTGCTCCGACCAGTGCTTGCGCCCAGTCCTGCCAGTTCTGATAGTTGTAGGGGCCGGGAATCCCCTCGTTCACAAAGACGTCAATAGCCTTTAGCCCTGACGCCCACTCTTTCCACCCCTCTTCGGAAGTGTTCATTGCTAACTGTTGCGCCGCATACGCCTCGCACATCAGGCTCGTCCAAGAGTCCCATGTGTGATACCGAGGGTCGTATACGAGCGGCAACGCCATATTACGGTCTCACATCGCCAACATTGGCGTGCAACAAAACCCTACCAAGCTGGTAATCGCCTCCCTGCGTATTGCTTGTGAAAATCAATCGCAACTCACGACGCTGTTCGCGTAAGTCAATCTTGCGGGTGTCAGGGTTAAATGGGTACGGCGCTGAGGTCACATCCTCTGCCTGCGCAAAAGCCCGACCAGTCACTTGGAATGTCATCTCGCCAGACTGAACAAAGTCAGGCTCCATGCGCTCTAAGTGCAACTGATAGTTGTCGCCGACAGGGGAGAGTTGCGCTGGGCCACCCTGAACCCAGCCAAGGTCAGATGTTTGGAAGGAACTTTCAATTGCATTGGTCTGACTTCCTGAAACCTCATCAACGCCAAATTCATGTTGCCACAAGGTTATTTGATTTGGAGGCGACTCAAAACTAGCCAGAACGATTGCAGTTGCAGTTGCCGCCACCGAGATTGTCACGGTTGTGCCAGAAAACCCAATGGCTCCAGATACAGCACCCGAATTGACGACAGACAAGGTCACAGTCGTGCCAACAACACTGACCACAGTTGCCGCCGCTCCAATGCCAGTGCCTGTAGCCAACTGACCACGCAAGATGCCAGTAGCGCTTGCCACGACGATAGTGCTGGCTCCTGAACTCCCAGTAGCCGTCGTAGACGCCGCATTTGGAACAACTGACGTTACAGCCGCTCCAGCAGGAACACCCGTTGCAACCACCAACTGACCATTTGCAATCTGGTTATTGACAGACATGGTTATGGTTGTGCTTAGGTTGGTCGTGGCAATGTTGGCAGAAAACAGAACAACTTGAGTCGATGGGTTTTCGCCTGCATTGATTGGAAACTTGAACACTTGAGAAAAGTAGCCAGCAGTTCTGTTTGCGCCTGTAGAGCCGCCTGCGTCATACCAGCAATTCTCACGAATGTTGTAGATGATTGCGTCATTGCATTCAATTGAATCACCTGATGGGTAGAACCACCAGATTTCGCCAAAACGAGGAACCTTCTGCGCCCAAACCTTTTGACGCTGGTTGTAGTTTAGGTTGTCAAAAAAGTAGTTCTGGTTGAAGTTGTTTGTCACTTCCTTGACCACACCGTTGTACATCAAGAAGCGGTCAACGCCAATCCAGTAGTAGATGCCGTCATACTCAATGACGCACTGGCTGGAAAGAATGGAAGACTGGCTGGAAATGATGTCGTAGCGCCAGTAGAAGGTTTGGGGGCTTCCAGCGACCGTAACAGTCGTTGGGGTGTAGGACACGCGGATGAGCGAATCAAGCGCCCAGAACAGCCCAGAGGGGGCGTTAGAGCCGCCTCGCACTGGTAAGCCCTTGACTATCTTTGTGGAGGCCACGTTGGCCTCGTTGGCGTCAGCGCCGTTCCAGTCGTATGGGTTACCAGCAACACAGTTTTTAATGAGTCCGTTGTCGCCGTACACAAAGACGTAAGGGTGCAGAACCACCACGCCACCCGCAACTTCAATGACGTCGCCTGTGGGGTTTGTGCCAGAGGTGTCTGTTAGAGGAGATAAGACCGTCCCGTTGATATTCCCAGCCAAAACAGGGGTCACATCAGTTTGGTCAATTTGGGCCAAGTTCTGCCCCGGGTGCGCCAACAACAACTGATTCCCAGACCCTTGCGCATCAAACGACGAATCAAACTGCCACAGGTTCAGGTCGTTCTCTGTAAACCCATCATTTATGGTGGCAACCTTGATAGAGAAGCCGCTACCCGTCCCACCAATTGAGGCCGCTGTGGCGCTCAACGTGTCGCCAACAACATACCCATTGCCAGCCTTTGTGAGCGTTACTGTGGTCACTGTTGCGCCAACCACCACAACGGTTGCCTTTGCGCCAGAGCCTGAACCACCCGTCAACGTCACGTTGGCGTATGTGCCATTGGTGTACAGCGTCCCACCAACCAAAGTGTTCAGGGTCAAAGCCAGACCCGTAAAGGTGAACTGATTGATGCCAGCACCAATGCCGTTGTTGTTGATGTTTACAACTTCAAGACCATTGTTGTAGCCGTTAAAAACTTGGTTGATGCCGTCAGCCGAGTTGACGTAAATGCCACGGGAATATCCCTTTGCGTCAGTCACAATGGCGCGGTATCCGCCAATCTTACGAGGGCGGCCCCGTTGAAATCGAACCCACTTTCCATCGGTGTAGACGTTCACGTCAAATACAGTGCCGTCTCGCTGAATGCCAGCGGTTGTGTCAATCGAAAAAACCTTCTTGACCATTAGAAGACTCCGCCAGAAATCCCGCCTGTAAAAGTTCCAGTTCCAAATACGCTCAAGCCCAAAGCAGAAAACGAGGCAAGGTTCACGCCAAGAATGGCGACGTTCATTTGACCAGAAGTTGCGTGGTAGATACCTGTTGAGGTTTCGGTCGCAAAGTTCAAAGATGGGGAACCCACTGTGCCATCGCTCAAGCTGATACCAGTTGAGCCAGCAAGGTAGGTGTTGGCGTTCAAAATGTTGACGGAGTCGCAAACCAAGATGGACTGAGCAGACCCGGGAACCGTCGCCGTACCCCCACTGCCCGTTGTGAAGGTCAGCGTGTACGGGCCTGCGCTCGTCGCGTTCAAGATGTAGTACACCTGCACCGTTGCGGGCAAAATAACTGTTACGTTGCCAGACAGCGTCCCTGTGTACTTCTGCACCACGTTAGCGGCCTCTGTTGCCGTCAGCGTGTATGTGCCAGACGTTACCGCCTTGGTCAACTGCGTAAAGTTGAACAGCGTGGACTTACCAAGGCCAACGGTGTAGAACGTCGTGCCACTCGACACAATCATTGCTGAGTCAGCAGGCTGAAGAACAATGTTGGTCGAGCCGTTGATGGTGTTGCCACTCTGCCCAGCAATCGTCAGCGCCCCAGAACCTGAATTGCGAACCATCGTAAACCAGTTGTTGCCAAGCGTGGTTGCAAAGTCAAGCGTAAAGGTTCCCGCTCCACCAGTCCACACCAGCGCCGCCGCTCGGTATGCCGAAGTGAGGGTGGTAGGGTTTGACGTTGTGGTGACTGGATGGCTTTGGTTCAACGTGGTGTTTAGGGCCACCAAACCGTAGCCAGCAAGCGTCGCCGCATCCGCAGACGAAGAGCCAGTGCCAAAAGCAATGATGCCCCATGTGCCATGTACGTCTGGATTTGCTGTGATGTAGATGTACTTTGACTCACCAGCCGCGACCGTAATAATTGTGTGGTCGCCCGCAAAATCCTTAACCGTAAACGAGTTTGCGCCGACGTTGCGAATCAATGCATCCTGACCAACAGAGGCTTGGTTTGCAGGAGGCATCTCAAGCGACAGCCCCGCAGAGGTGGCGTTGACCTGCATAATCCGCGCCGCGTAGTTGCCAGTGGCGTTGCCATTGATGGGCCACTCCAATTGCGTGTCAACGGTTAGCGTAATAGAGCGATAGGATACGTCAGTTGGCTGGATGACGTTACCCGTAAAGGGGCTGTTGTAACTCATTTATGTGTCCAATACTGTAGATTGACGGTCACCGATGCGCTGAACATCTTCTGCCTTCAGTGTCTGGATGATAAGGTCATAGTTCTGTTGCCACATAGGCATCCGCTCATCATTCTTGAGGAATGGCATTGCTTGCAACAGTGACCCGTACAGCAACGCTTGGGGCGCGTAAATGGTGAACCAATTGGTTTGGTTGGAAGAATCAAGGGGCTGGATTCGCTCGTAGTACAAAACCTCAAACGTGTATGCCGCGTCTGGTGTGGGCGCTACAAGCCAATGGGTGTAGTCATAGTCGCCGTAATAGACTGGAACACCAGTGACTGCGGCGTCAGGCGAGTAGCCCCTCAAATACTCGTATTTGCGCAGGAATACTGGCTGGCGCTCACCATTGACCAAAATGTTGAATGAGACCGTTTTGTGCCAACGAGCGGGCTTGTCAATGATTGCTTGGCTTGCGACCATTGTGCTTTGATTGACGGTCATGTTCCCCAAGAACTTAATTTGGCTGGCAATGATTTGCTCTGCCAGCATAATGAACAAGGGAATCTTCTCAAGCGTGGCAGTGTCAGTCCGCTCCAGATATGACTGGATG